TAGTCACAATAGGCAAGTCTGACCTTGGGCATGGTCTCAAAGAACTGCTTAATGATGGTGTCCATATTTTCAAAGTGTGTCATTCTTCTTCTCCAATTTAAGGTGTTGCAAAAGTTGTACTAAAACCAAAGCATCATGGCTATTGGCATTCTTGATCTGATTCTCTATCTCATTGAGGGTATAGGCATACCCATCATTGAACCCCTTGATGTAATCTGACATGGTTGTCTCAGACATGGTCTAACTCCTCACTATTCTTTAAAAGTCTAAACATTGTTTCCTCTGAAGCACTCATCTCCAACACCTTGTTGAGTTGCTTGAAGTTGCCCTTGATTGTGGAGTAGTGATGCACCCTCTCCATGTAGTCATCTCCTTTCATGTGATTGCCATGTGTCCAAAGCCCATGTAGGCAGTCCATGACCTCAAAGTAGCAGTCTTGAGTCACCCTACCTACTTGGAGTCCATTCTTGTCACAAATGCTTGTATAGGTTGAAAAGTGATTGCTTGGGTTTTTGATGAAGCCCCCTTGTGCAATGATTCTGATGGCTTCTTTTAACTTGATTGTGTTCATGCTCATGCTCCTATGTTGTTGTAATAACCTTGATTGCAAAACCTAACTGATACTGAGTTAGGCATCCTCTTGATGACATCAGCATCAGTCATCCCCCCTACAAACCATGTGATGGACTTGATCACATCCTCAATCTGATCCTCATTCTCAAGAACAAGAGTCTTCTTGATTGGGTTCTTCCAATTGGAAGTTGGCTTGACCTTGTTGAACCAATCTTGCATTTGGTCTTGGGTCAACTCAGCCCTTTTAGCCCTTGGCTTGAACTCTGATACTTCTACAAATGTCAACATGGTTAAGCTCTCCTTAAATGAATTGATAAGAGTTAAGACCAAACTGCTTGTTCAAGTAGGCAACTGCTACTTCCATGTCATGTGTGTTGATAGTTCTATAGGTATTCTTGTTGTCAGTAGTGAGTTTGAAGCAAATACCTTTCTTCTTTGCTTTAGCCAACTTCTTCTCTTCCAAAATCTTGTTGACCAACTCTTCTACAAACAAGCCTACTTCCATGTCATACATCTCATCACAAAATGAACTTTTCCACTTTGGCAAAGTCTTCACATAGTTGTGCAACAAGGCATAGTTGGGAGTCACATTCCATGTGTGTTGCACACCATCTTTGCCAATGTAGGTATTGATTGAGACTTTGGGTGCATCCACATCAAAGCAATGCACATCTACCTCACCCCCATTTGCATCATCCAAGATTTCTGCAAACTTTTTGCCATCAAGATACAAGGTTGCTGAATAGCCAACACCCTCTCTACCATTGAAAGACTTGATGTTTTTTACTGAGAAGTTCATTTTGATTTCCTAAAAGTTTAGATGTTGATGTAAACCAAAATAATTTGAGCCTCTTGCTCTGCATTCATGCTAGAAGCAAATGCTTTAGCCATTTCATAATCCATTGAATGGGTAGTATGGGCATTACCATATGCATCCCAATATTGAACTTTGTATGTGGCTTTTCTCATTTTGGTTTCCTAAGAGTTTTGAAATACCCCCCTTGAGGGGGGGAGGTTGATTTACTTAGATGTGACCTTGACTGAGAAAACTGCTGAGGTCTTTGTGTATTGAGCAACTTGCTCTGATGTGATGCCAAGATCAGCACACAATGTTTTGTAGTCAACTGAACTTCTATTGGACTCAATGTAGGTTGCCTTGAACAATGAACCCTCTACAACCTTTGCACCCCCTAAAGATGCTTGGTCTTTGATGGAATCCTTGATCATGTCGGCTTGCTTGGTCAGATCAGCAATCTGAGCCAAGAGTGTGCCAAGTGTGTCTACTGATACTGCTGAGATGTTGAGAGGTGCATTCATTTGTTTACTCACTTTTGTTTAAGTTACCCAACTGAATTTGTGTTGGTGATGCTAGTGTAAGCCCAAATTAAACGATTTACACCCCCCTTGTTGTAAAAAAAGCAAAATAAATGCAAAAACTAGGGAAATCACCTAGAAAAAAGCCTCTTTAGGGTCACATTTAGGGCATCCAACTCCCCCATTTTCTTGATTGACCACATCCTTTTCTGCCCATGCCATCCATTAAATGACCCCTGATGGCAGTCCTTACAGAGGGCAATACAGGTGTATTGCAGTCCTTGCTCTATGTGGTGAGCATCTGAGGGGCCTGGGTCATCACAGACAGAGCAAGGTAGTTCCTTGACTCTGCCTAGATGCTCCCTCTCATCCTTGGTGAGTTGGTTGTTCATATGCCCTTTAGATCAGGGAATGCTGCATCCACAATTGCACGAATTCTTTCATTAGTTTTTCTGAGCCTGTCTGCTCTCACAATGAAAGGTGTGACAAACCAAATTGATCTTTTGTTATGACTCAAGTTAGTCAAAATGCGCTGGCGATTCTTTCTGACTTTCATGTGTTCTTTTCCCATATTTTGTTTTGAATGGCTTTGATAAGATCAGAGGGAGACTTACCTGTATACCAAGATGGATCAAAAAATTCACGAGTGTCTTCCTCTGTGAGCCAAACCCATTCGCGTTGCGCGACCTGTTTAGCAAAATCTTGTAACTCTTTGAATCTTTCAACAGTCACCTTGTTTTCTTCAGTTCTAGTACCGAAACCTGCTCTGATCGCCATGCTGGCAATTTCCGTAGTGTTCATACTGCCTCCACGATAGGTCTTGCTGTTCTATGCTTGATTGCGTCATACACCACCTTGATGGCTTGCTCTAGTTCACTGATGGTGCAAGCATCAAGTTGTGCATCATGTATTTCTATGCCCATGTTGATAGCCTGCAACTCTGGGCCTGTGAAGAGAAACCTACCCTTGTCTAGGCCCCTTCTAGCCATGTAAAGAATTGCATCTTGGGCTTCCTTGATTTCAGTTGCATAGTCTTTGCCAAGTTCAGCATTGATGATGTACAAAGCCTCTGCCATGTTCATGGCGGCAATCAAAACATCCACTTGATCTCGGTCACCTTTGCCTTGCGTGAAATCAAGCAGAGCCTGATGGTTTTTAATCTTCAAGCCGATCGCCTCCTCATGCTCCCTCATAGGCTTAAATCCATTGATGACCCAAGTCACAGGGTCAGGGAAGACTTGGCGGGGTCTGTACTTGCTACGCTTTCTCATTGCTTGCCCTCCACATTCTTTTCATAGTCAGCAATCCTCTGACCGATCCACTTCATCACAGGAACCGCCATAGAGTTGCCCAATGCCTTGTACCTTGGGCCATCAGGACAGTTGGTTCTGATGTTCGTGTAACCATCAGGGAAGCCCTGAAGACGTTCACATTCCACTGGCGTGAGTCTTCTGACAGCCATTGATGCACTTAGGGCGGGTGTCAAAACAGTCCCTATGGACTCGTTAGCCCCTCCTACAGGGCTTTTAATGGTCTGATTCACATCCGACAGGGTTTGGTTGTAGGTGTCAAAGGCTACACCCATCATGCCCCCTGCATTGCCCCCTACCCTCAGAGTCGGAGATAGACCCTCAGTTGCATCCCGACCATCATCAATGGCACTAAAGGCAACTGGTTGCAAGATGCCAATACCGCCTTGACCCTTGGCGGGGTTGGGCTGAGTAGTGTCCAAGGTCTTAGAAAGGTCAACCTCACGGCAACCGCTATCAGGGTTGCTTGACTTCATGGAGTTGCTCTCAGCACTATCAAAAGAGTAAACCACGGGCTGAACAACCCCAACCCCCCCTTGATGCATGGCGGGATTGCTTGCAGATGCATCCAAAGTCTTAGAAACATCAGTTTCAAGAACATGAATATCATCCTTTAAATCTCCCTTGCCCGGAGAAAAAGTAAAAGCCCTCGGAGAAAGGGCTACGGCATGACCATGAGCCTTGGTGAGGGTAGGTGATGGATCACCCTCATTAAACAGCCCTAGGGGCCAATCCTCGCGCCCATTGACCCTTCCCAAGGCATTCTGAGTGCTGATGGGGTAGCAGTCCACCTCAACCACAGGCACATGACCACCGCCCGTACCCATGGCACTAGTCAAGGTTGGGGTGAAGTCCTCTGTAACCGCGGCATTTGGATGCTCGCTCCCCAGGACCCCAATAGATTGAGCCACAAAGGTTTGAGCATGGTGAGACTGCACACTTGGTTGCAAAGCCTTTAGTGCGGTAGCCACCTCCAACTCAGTTGCACTGAAGTTGTTGGCTTGGGCATCCTCACGGATAGAGAAGGCGGCAGTCGCAAAGGGAACATTACCCCCTCCTGTACCCCATCTTGATGTCACAGTTGAGCAGACATCCCCCATCTCTTCAATACGGCTATCCGCAGGGTGATTCTCATAGACCACAGGGATGACCTTGGTGTGGTCATAACTGTCAATCCCCTTGAAGTCCCTAGCCAACAATGGCCCAGTCACTCCTCGTCCATCTGTTGATCCATCAACTCGTTGGGCAAGGAAAGTTTCGCTTCCTCCTCCAAGGACTCCTCCGCTTGCTTTGAGAGTTCCTCCGACGTCTGCTGCGCGGTATTGAGCAAGGCTGCTTTCAAAGAAGGCGGCAGTTCTTTCTCTCGCTTTTCGGCTCGGCGGAGGATTCCTCTGCAGGCTGTCGCGCTCAAAAAGTACCGCCGCGGCAGGTCGCCAGTCTCCAAGGTGTCCAATAACGAACACGCGACGCCTTCTTTGGGCCACTCCGAAGTATTGAGCGTCAAGAACTCTGTATGCGAACCCATACCCGAGTTCCCCCAACCCTCCAAGGAAGGTACCAAAATCTTCTCCGTTGTTAGATGACAAGACTCCGGGGACGTTCTCCCAAACCAACCACTTGGGGCGAAATCGGTCAGCAATTGCAAGATAGGTGAGCATGAGGTTCCCACGAGGGTCATCCAATCCTTTTCTGAGTCCGGCGACACTGAACGACTGGCATGGTGTTCCTCCGACGAAAACATCGACATTTGTTCCAAGATTCCACTCCTTAAATTTAGTCATATCTCCCAAGT